CAGGTTGTCCAGTTGGGTGGGTCATTGGGATCATATCATCAGGATTCACATTCTGCTTCTTTCCATCAATGATGACTTCAATGGTTCCTTCTTGTACTGCTTTTTGTGCCATGTTTCCTATTCCTTTTCAAAAGGGGTCAGGGGCAAGTGGCTTGTGGGAAACACAACCACCCACCCCCAACCAATTCACTTAGTCGGTATTGCAGGCGAAGTAAACACCCCAGGCGTCCACAAGTTCGATCTGTTTCCAGCGACCAGTTGCAACAATCTGCGTGCCACGCAGGGAAGCATCTTGTTCATATTCAACATCCATCAGGTCCTTGGTATGCAAACCAATTGCACCCCGGGTCCAGATCATGTTTGCAGCAACATCAGAAGACCCGACATCTTCAGCGATTTCATTGCTGATTAATGCAGGCATTCCAAACTGGGTGTCAACCATTCCCATCTCCAACCACTTCTGCGCGAACAATCCACTGTTTGCAGCAGTTGTGTTGATAAGCAGGGAGCGAAGACCCTTGGCACCATAGTATGACTTTGGTGATAGGGCAGCAGCCAATTGATTCAGATCACCTGAAGCTGCTTTGATTTGACGAATGGCATCATACCAATCGTCCACAGTCATGGTCACTGCAGCACCACATACAGTCTGCGTGAAACCTGGAGCAAGACCGACAATGTCATCTTCCATCTTGGCAAGCATTGCACTTGCGAACAGGACTGAGATTTCAGCAATCACATCATCCCGGGATGAAAGGACAGCCAGCTTGGTAGCAACTGCCATGATCACATGCTCTTCAATCGTTGCAGCAGTCGCAGCGTTTGTGATCTGTTTATTGGTACTGTGATCAGTTCCTTCTGCAACCTGAGTTACATCAGCACTTGTCACTGCGCCATAAATGGGAAAATCATACGTTTTTCCAGGGGTTCCAACAGTGTCAACTGTCCGAACAAGTTCTTGCAATCCTGCAGTGTCCTGCAAGATCATAATAGCTTCACCCTGAATGTCATCTACCAGACCCGCTAGGTCGGTTGAGGTGGTTTCATTAGCCATGATTAAATGTTCCTTTCACAATCATGTGCAGAACTAAGCCCTATAGCCCCTTCTTTTTGGGTTGGGGAACAGCTTGTTGTATAGGTCAGGGTCTGCCTTTGCGATATTGGCTTTTGAGCCATGTTTCTTCAAAGCTGCCTGAACTGATGCATCACTATTCCTTGTTCCACCCTTGTCAGAATTGGGTGCAGGTGCGTCTGCTTTCTTTCCAATTGTTTGTGCTACAATCTGAAGCTTGACAGTGTCAAAATCTTCATAAGCTTTGGCATCATCTTCACCAATAGCTTCAACGATCTTTTCCATTGCAGCAGTATGCTGACCCTTTTCAAGTTCTTCATACTTTGCTTTGAAAGGTTCCAGTGCTGTCACCTTGGCAGTCAGTGCTTCATTGACCTGCTTCAGTTCACCATCTTCTTCCAACTTCTTCAGCTTGTCTGTTTCCTGCTTGTCCGTAATGGCTCTCAAAGCTGCTTCAGCCTTGTCTGCCCTGCTTGTCGCATCATTCTTTGCCTGTGACAGTTTGGACAGCCTTGGTGCAACCCAATCAGGTGCTCCATCAGGAAGTGCATCTTTTTCAGGTGGGTCACCCCCACCTTTGTTTTCATCGTCTTCAGGACTAAAATGCAGGTTGAATCTGTTCATCATTTGACCCCTTTTGTGGGTGGTTCAGCAATGGGACAAGGCAACCGGGATAAGTCCGACACCTTGAACACCTGCTGATCAGGGAAGCGTTTCTTGATTATATCAAAAGCGTCAAGGCCCTGTTGCTTCCCTGGTTCAAAGGACAGTCTTGATGCACCATTCACAGGACTTGTCTTTTTAACGTGTGCAGTCACGAATTCCTGTGCAATGGTTTTGTTGTATGGCATATCAGCCGGGAACTTGATGGTGTTCATATCAAGACCAACTGTGTAAATTCTTTTATATCCAAGGTGAAGTGCATACCAAAGTGCAAAGATTCCAGACTGCCCATAATTCAGGTAGTCATGGATTATTGCTTCTTCAGGCATCTTCTTTTCATAGTCACCATTATACAGGATGACAGCAGCGTCTTGGAATTCTTGACTGAAGTGATAGTGTCTATGATAGAAGGTAGTACCAAAGACAATCTTGCCAGGGTTCAGGATTGCTTCCTGCTGGACCCGGGGGGATGCTTCTACTGCACATGCAGCTATTGCACCGAACTTCAGTGTGTGTGAAGTGATGACATCACCATCAAATCTTGCATAGTCATTCCATACAAAGGTTGAAGGTGAAGGTGGGTGTGTTGGATGACCAAGGGCAATGCACTGTGCAAGGTCTATGTCAGTCCTTCCAACAATCAAACACTGATCTGATGATCTTTGAATCATGCCTGCAGTGTCACGAAGTCAAGCATTTCAGCCCGGTCAGTGAAGATTTGTTCAGCACCCTTTTCAGAAGAAAAGTCATCTGACTTCTTCCGATTCCAAACAGTCACGATCCACCCGGACCCAACTTGCTTGATGATGATTTCCTTTTCCATCTTGTCACCCCATCTTTATGGTCAATTTATTGTTTGACCCATACTTCTTAATATTCAATTGGGTTTGTCTGTTCATTCTACCCACACCCATTGCATTGACTGTGGTTGAAATTGGTTTATCAGGGGCTGACACAACCCTTCCATTCTTGGCATTGCCTTCAATCTTTGCAGATTCAGTTGCAGTCCAACCGAATAGGACACTCTTTGAAGTTGCCCTTCTGACCTGAAGGTCTTGCATCATATCAAATGTCAACACAAGGTTTGCCCTGCTTGACTTCTCTGATTGTCTCCTGAATTTACCGGCTGATTTCCTGCCTGCATAGACTTCAGTCAATGGCTTGAACTTATGACCCCGGACATCCTGACCCTTGATGACTGTTTCATCTCTGATCATGTCACACATTTCATTACCCAACTTATTCATAAAAGGCTTGCCAAGTCTCATGATCTTTTCATAGTCAATGAAATCCTTGACACCTGCAAGACCTGATGAATACTTCATCATGCACCTGCAATCTGTTGGGGTGTTTGGACAGTGTTCACATTAATTCCCTGCTTCTTGATTTCCGCCTGTGCCTTGACAGGGTTGGTGAACTTGTTTGAAAGATTTGTCTGCACTGCCCACCTGTGTCTGCAATTGAACCCACCACCATCAATGAATGCACCGGGGAACTGTGAATCAATTTCTTCTCTTGTCATTGGTCCGGCTGCAATCATTGCAAGGCAGACATCCCGGGTCTCGTCATCAGTCACACCGATATAAACAAACTTGGTGTCAGCAGGCATGTCTTCAACCATTACTGCATTCACCTGTCTTGAAAAGGTCTTCAGGGATGTATCAACAATTGTCTTAATCTGATTGCGCGCTGCCTTCAGTGCAGCCCCTTCAAGTCCACTGGTTCCGGCAATAGCGTTCACCATCTGATTGCGGGGAACACCTGCAAGGACTGCCTTGACCATTTCCTGCTTCAGGACAGTTGCATAGTTGCCAATGTACTGGTTGAATGTTGCATTGTTCACATCAATCAAGGACTGGACAACACCTTCTGTGATGGGTGCTGTCACTTCAAAGTTTGTCAGAAGTTTGACTTGTGTTGCTTCCAGTGCAACCAGATCACCACTGAACCCCAGGGTGTCCACAATCAATGATTCCATTGGAATCTGATTCAAGAAGATGACCATGTCATTCACAGACCTTGCACCACCATTGTCTACAACCCATTGGGCTGCTGCTTTGGTGATCCGTTCAATTGCCTTGAACATGTTGTCTGCTGCTATGACAGGAAGGTCAGCCATGATTGGTGAACCCTTTCAGCATAACTGCTGTATTTTCCCCACACTTGCACCTTTGTCTATTGGTCAGTCTGCCTGACCCTGTGACCCTTGGTGACCTGTAAAGGTGACCTTCACCACAGTTGATGCAGAAAACTTTCAGACCTGTCTTGTTCTGAATATATGTTCCGGGTGCTTTTTTCCCATGCAGTGCAGCGAATTCTTTGATTGCAGCATCCTGCTTCTGATATGAATGAGAATGAATATGCTTCTGCTTCTGTATGTAATCAGCTTCAGCAGACTTCATTGCATTGACTTTTTTCATCTTGTTGGCATCATTGATCGCCCTGATTTCACACAGACCATCATCAATGTTATATCTTTCTGCTGCTCCCATTATTCAAGCACCCCTTCAGGTGTTTGTTGCAATGCAAGGTCCAGGGCAGTAGGTATCGCAGCAGCAGATTCTGCAAGACTGTTCTTGCGTAAGTTTTCAAGCATGAACTGCTGTGCCTGTTCCAGGGGTGTCACAGGTGGTGTTGCATCAGGATCACCGGGGAACGCATCAGGGTTTGAATCTATCATGATCTGTGCATATGTGGTCTGACCTGTTGCAACCAGCCAGTCAGCGTCTTCACGCTTTTCCTTTTCGGTCTGAATCTTCATGGTTTCCCTGAAGTCAACATCCATAGTGTCAGGCATGTTCACCTTGAAGTGATACTTCATTTGAACTTTTTCTATCTGATACAGTGCATCCCATATGTTGCGCCAATTCTCAAGGGAACCACTTCTGTTGTCCATCAGTTCCTGATTCCTGAGTTGCAATGCTTTTCCTGATTCAACACCAACACCTTCCACAAACTTGGCATCAAGGCCATAGTTCATAGAGACTGACTTGTAATGAAACTGAATACCACTGACAGTGTCAGCAACATGTGAACTGAAACCGACCACACCCATTTCAACCCCGGGTGGAAGTTCGGTGAATTTATCTTGACTGATGGTGACATCACCCACGTTTTTGATATTGGTCAGATAGGGATAATCGAAGTTCTGGAACCTGATGTTGGCATTCATTTCAGTCAGTGCAAGGTTCACTGCAAGGTTTGCTTCTACCAAGTCCATTGCCGGTTCAACATCCATGAATTCAGTCTCAGGTGGTGCGCCTTCTTCAAAGCAGAACACAACAGGCATGACCCCATAAGGATTCACCCCTTCAAGTTCATCATCACCTTCAATGATTGTTCCACCCTTGTTATATCTGAACTGCTCAGTGGCAGACACAAAGCCCCACACCTCACCTGATGCATCTGTCACTTCACTTGAAGCATGGATTGGATAACAGACTGCAATGGGGACCATAGGATCATCACCCATGATAGGGACAAAGTCTTTGATGACATCTATTTCAAGTCTTCCACTTCTGAAGGTTGACTTCAGCATGATCAGTCTTTGAAGGTTCAGCATCCGTTCAGCCCTTGGCATCTTTGCAGCCTTGGTCTTGGTTGCTTCTGTATATGTTGCTATTGCATTTTGATTTGCGTCTTCAGGAAATATCAACAGGGGTCTGACTTTGTGGACCTGTGAGATTCTTTTGATGACCCTTGCTGTGATGTTGTTGTTGCCATATGCAATTTGCTGAATCATTCCCGGGTCAAAGTAGGACACTGTCTCAGATTCTGTCCTGCCTTGATAGTACTCATCAGCCCGGTGAACCAAATCAAGCCTTGCTTCTGCTTCAGCTTGGTTTGCATCCCTGACTGCCTGGTTCATCAATTCAAGTGCATATTCAGACAGCATAGTTCACCCCAAATAAGTGTAAAAGAAAAGAAGGACAGGTCTGTCTTTCTGTTGTCATCAGCTAAAGTAGTTAGGTGGAAAAGACTTGACAAGTAAAATGTGAAGGTTAAAGGGGCGTTGTGCCTTCAGCATTAATTCTAATAACGGCTAACCCCATTGAATTCCTGTTCATCAATTTCATGACCATGTCTTGTCACTTGACCATATCTGAAACCATCACTTGAATGTTCAGCACCATCCTTCAGGATTCCGCCACCCTTGCGCTTGGTCTGTGCCATTGACATGCAAAGCCGGGGAACCCCTTCCTTCCAGAAGTAGCAATGTGTGTGTCCATTGTCTGCCCAATCATAAAGACGCTTAGAACAGACCTCAAGGGACAACCTGTGTGAAGGGTTGGATTCATTGGTCATGTCAACCACTTCCCAGTTCACATTCTTGGCCATACGCTTGATGATGTCATAGTCTGCTTCATATCCCTTGGTGCTGCCTGCCTTCCCACTGAAGTCACCATATAAATACAGGACTTTATTCTTGTGGATCGAATAGCGTTCAAGGAATTCATGCATGTGTGCTGCTGTTGTGGTCCGTTCATCATCAACCACTTCTGCAAAATAGAAGTCATCACCCTTTATTTCATGGGACAGTGACCATGACATTGGTCTGATATTGAAATCACATTCCATCTGAATGGGTCTGCCTTGGTCATATGGGTCTTCTTCAAGTCCTTGGATGTTCAGATCGAAGTCAGGGAATGCTTGACCTTCAACTGATGTTGCATAGTTGATGTCAACATTGCTGGACATGTCTGCCTTTGACCGGGTCCGTTTCTGTTCAGCATACCATTCATCATCCTTCAAGGGGTGCAACTTCCAAATCAACCTGATGGGCTTGATTGCACCGGCTTTCTGATGGATCAGTTCAAAGAATATCCCACGTTCACCCCAGGCAGAACTGACTGCAATCTTGCATGATGTTGTGTCACTGGCTGATTCCCATGCAGCCCGGTCAGTGTGTTCCCACTTGGCAAGCTCATCAAATAAGACTGCCTTGTATCTTCCTGCTGTTCCAAAGTTGTTATTGTTTGCTTCACCCGATATGACACACCCGGTCACAGGGTTGATTAGTCTGTTGTAGTTGTCCCATTCAGATTGATTGCCAAGGGTGAACCCTTTGGGAAGCATCCAATTGGGAAGACGCTTGATGATATAGCGGGCCTTTGGCATAAGGGCAGACATGTTGCCCAACTCATCAACATACTGTTGTTTCCTTGACCCAAGAAGGAAGTCATTGCCGGCACCCCTGAACAACCAGAACCATGTGAATACAGCTATGATCAACCATGATTCGCCCATGTCCCTGGACTTCTCGATTGCAAGGTTGTGACCTTCTTCAATTGCTTCCTGCAATTCAACTGCATGGTCATCTTGATAATCGAAACTAATGAAAGGCATGTGTGGGGATGTGTAACCAAGTTCCTGGTACTTGTCACCCTTGGCATCATAGGTCCAGACAAAGGTGTTCAACCAGAACAGGAATGACTGTTCAGACATCTTCCACAGTGCCTGTTGCAGCCTGTCATCCTTCAAGGCATTGGACACAGTCCTTGCCCTGAATGCTAAATTGTCAGGACTACTTTTGGGACAGTGTTCTTTGTAGGTATGCTTCAGGGGTTTCCTTCCCATCCCATTCACCTTGATC